AATTCTATTGCAATCTATGGCGATGATTTAAAGGGATCAGTCATAGAAGGATTGAATAGACATAATCATGTGTCATTTGCCAAGTTTCTGGCAGACAATGATATGAAATTTACAATGCCCGACAAGACATCCGATCCCATTCCATTTATGAAGGATGGAGATGCGGATTTCTTGAAGCGGAAAAATCGTTACGATAAAGAATTGGATTCTATCGTAGGGATGTTGGATGAAATGTCGATTTTCAAATCGTTGCACTCTGGATTGAAGTCGGAAGACCTTAGTCCAAAAGAGATTTCAGCGCAAAACATCGATGGGGCTCTCCGTGAATGGTTTTTTCACGGTAGAGAGATTTTTGACATGAGAATGGAACAAATGAAAGAAGTTTCACAGACTTCTGGAGTTTTTCCATTAACTCTCGGGGTGGACTATGATGAGCGTGTCCTTCGTTGGAAGGCAAAATACGACTCATAAAGTCCAGTAACAAAGACCTGCATGTCTATAAACTGCAAACTTTTGGTTCTACATTTGGCCTATAATGGGTGATAAAATTCCTTTTCTTTTGGCCTTTTTCTATTATGGAAGCCCTGGTATTTGTAGAATAGTTCCATCCGCAAGGATGTGGGGAGCTATTTAGCTCCGGCTTGTGCCATTACTTACGTTAATTCGGGTATTTGAACGCACTAAACCCTAGAAAACATCCCTTAGGAGGATCTCAGCTGAGCACTGAGCCTTCAATAAGTATATTTCTAGCTTGCTACTAAATCAAAAGCGCAACCCCCAGCGCATAAGGGGGAAAGTAGTTCTGCTGACTTAAGTGCAGAAAAACCACAGTGCCCAAAACCTGCAATTATTACACGTGAAGTGAGTGATTGTGTTGGGTGGAGTGTTCCGGGACCGTTAGACGTCTCACACTCCGAGAAGCATGGCTTCGAACCCCAGTCTGGAGAGGCCGGAGTCGGAGTGGGTACTGGTGCTGATCATGCAACTGAACAACTAGTGGGATTTAACGATCAAACCGCTGGTTGGATGACTGATGTAAAAGCAGGATATGATGATACAATGGACACAGCAACGAAAGTTGGAAGTGATCTCGGAGCGTTCTTGGAACGACCCGTGAAATTGAGCTCCCAGTCTTGGGCTGTTGCTCAACCATTGTTTTTCAATTTGAATCCTTGGAGAGATTTTCTT